AAGGAGATATATTAGTCAATATTTCCCTGAAGGTAAAAAGATTGTATCTATGGATGATGATGTTCAAAATATGATTCAATTGAAAAAGGACGATTCACTTAAAAAGATAGCTAATTTAGATACTCTTTTTAAACGCTTTTTTAATACATTAATTAATAAAGGTTTATATTTATGGGGTGTTTACCCAGTTAAAAATAATATGTTTATGAAACGTAAAACAACTACAGATTTGAGATTTATTATAGGTGTTGTTCATGGTTATATAAATAGGCATTCAAAAGATCTATATCCAAGTATGAAATCGGTAAGTAAAGAAGATATTGAACAAAGTATTCTTTTTTATTTGAAAGATGGAGGTGTCTTAAGATTTAATGATATTACATTCACTACAAAATTTAATGCCCCAGGTGGATTAGGTACAGATAGATTTCAGATGAATAAAACAGCTCAAGAATATTTAGTGAAAACTTATCCAGGAATCGCTAAAGCTAAATTCAGACCTGATGGAACTCCCGAGATTACACTAAATAGAAATCCAGATATTTAATATATTTATTCTTCTTTTAGTAGTAACTTTTGTTTGTTGATGAGATTATTAAATTCTCTTTGTGCTCTTCTGATATTTTCATAAGTTTTATATGGTTTATTGTTAATATAAATCTTTTTACCTACTCGTTTTATATCCATATCATATTTTAAATCTCTATCTCTTATTGAAATATTATTTTCTTCATTATTTCTTCCTCGACTGTCTTCATAACTTTTACTGCTTATTTTTTTAGTTTTATTTTTACCATTTCTACTACTGCTTATACTACTACTGCTACTACTAGTAGATTTTTGCATAAAATAACTTGCTCCACCTATAGCCGCACTAGCAAAAGCAGCGGGAGCAGCGAGACAAGGTAAACAAGGGGCGAACCCACCTTTTTGAACCTTTCTTTTACGAGTCTGTTTTCTTTTTCTTCGCTTAGTATTTATTCTTGTTTTATTATTTATTCTTGTTTTAGTATTTATACGACTTTTCAAGTCTCTTTTACTTTTCATATTTTAACCTTTATAATATCTAAAATAAAATATTATTGATATTATTAGGATGGAAAGTTGGGTATTTTATGCAGGAGTCGCTGCTTTTTTAATTGCGATGAGAGATATATTCACTAAAAAATTTACAAATAAATATTCTGCGATTGAACATTTATTATATTATTATATTCTTTGTGGATTTTTTATTATCTTATTTGCCCTTTATAAATCTAAAGTAGAAGGTGAAAAGATAAGATTTATTGATACAAAAGATTTATGGCCTTATATCATTGTTGCTGGAGTTTCTGCGATTATTATATCTCCTTGTCAGTTCTTATCGCTAAAAGATTGTGATAATCCAGGTAGATCAAAGGCAATTGTAAATATGAATAGTGTAATCGCTTTCTTATTAGCTATATATTTTATTAGAGGATCTAAATTAGAAATAAAAACATTTATCGGTATAACTATGGCTGCTTTTGGTGTTTATTTAATTATGTAAATGAATCTATAAAATAAATCCCCTGTAAATAAGCATCTGATAAATCATCTTTCTTTTTAGACGAATCATATAACTTATGATATATTTTATCTATTTTATCATTTTCTCTAATCATAATATCTGTATACTTAATCGCTAAGTATTTATTACGTTTATATGTTTCTTTAATATCACAGGGTATTTTAGGACCTTTATAAGCTTTTAATTTATTTCTCGCATTTATCATTTGAATATCTTTGATTGAATTTTTCATTAAAAAATAGCTATATAATATCATTTGAATGCTTTTCATAGTAGGATTTTTTAAAGCAGGTTGATTTTCAATGATTACCACTTCAGATTCTAAAAAATGCGTCTTTTCATCTAATAATTTAATAATATTTTTACCTAAATGAAACATACTATTATCAATTTTCTTGATATTATTCATTTTAAGATCCTTATAAGCTTTTATTTTTGTATGACTAGTACATAATTTCATACCACTAGATTTAATAAATTTTGTTGCTGTTTTATCACAGCATTTGCCTTTATTTATATGTTCACAAGTAGGTTCTATACTAATATTAATAATACCCCAATCAAGAATAGATTTATCTTTTGTATCTAATTGACAATATGCTAAATTTTTGATACCAACATCAAATGATAATAGTTTCATATTATCATAATAAAAGAATAAATTTTAAATAATAAATATTTATAAACCCGCTAAAGTATTTAACCAAAGCCTATATGATGTTTGATCTACATGTGTATTCCCTTTTCTATCAGTTACTTTTTTTATAATATTTTCAAGAATTTTTTTAGCTGTTTTATTTTTACCGAAATATTTTAAACAATTTGCCACTCGTGTAATACGTAGGAAATTATGATCATAATTAAGTTTTAGAAATTTATATCTAATTATATAATCATAATAAAGTTTTGCAGCCGTTTCTATAATGTTTCCAACTTGTTTAAATATATCTTCACCATACGTCCTTATAAAATCTTTATTACTTCTAGGTAATATAGGCGAAGTATTAGGGGCATATTTAGAAGTTGTAATTGTAGGAAACATCCATTGAATAGTAGAATGTGTATTTTCCCAGAAATGAGCCTTTAGTCTACCATTATATGGCTCTTTAAATTTAGAAACTAAATCTGAATAACTAAAAGTTTTACCTGGAAATTCAGCGACTTCCATCTTAGAACGCCCTAAAATAAAATGAACAAAATCAGGAACAAGTTCTTCAGGATTTAAAAATCTTTTCATATTCATAGTTATAATGCTACCTTTCGGTCTCATTTGAGTTTTTCTTAAATTTTGTCTAGGTTGATGTCTAGGTTGATGTCTAGATTGACGTATAGGTTGTTGTATAGGTTCTTTTAATCTTATTCTTTCAATTCTTTTGTTTAAATTTTTAATGTTTTCTTGTTTGTTCATTTTAATTGCATCAACTATTCTAATTGCTTCTTCTGTATTTCTTGCTCTATATACTTTATCTTCATAAGATTTCCTTTGTTTATCTCTATGAGTACCTCTTTGTTTATATCCACGGGTACTTCTTTGTTTATCTCCACGAGTTCTTCTTTGAGGGTTTATATGGGTACTTCTTTGTTTATCTCTACGAGTACCTTTTTGTTTAACTCGATGATTACTTCTATGAGTATGAATGTTTGTAGATCTTCTTAGAGGATTCTTGTTTACTGACTGGGTACCAGTATAGTATTCATCTGCCGGATCGCCTGAGGGGGGTGCGTAGTATCTTCCCTGAGTACCTCTACTAGTACCTCTACGAATACTTCTTTGTTTATCTCTACGAGTACCAGTATAGTATTCATCCGCCGGAACGCCTGAGGGGGGTGGGTAGTATCTTCCCTGAGTACCTCTACGATTATCTCTACGAGTACCTCTACGATTACTTCTATTGATTCTTCTTTCTGTACTTCTAATATTCGTTTCAGGTGAAAAATGTACTCTCTTTCTTCCTTTCCCTTCTAATCTTCTAACCATTTCAAGGGCTTCTGCATCATCATTAGTCTTGTATTGTCTACCTATTTTACCATAACTCAATGCTGGATCAGTTTTAAGGGTTATTTTTCTTCTTCGCGGCATTTATAAAATAGTTAATAAAATATTATTAAAAAGAATATCCTCCAGGTTCTTGTGAACCTGTTAATCCACTAAAACCTCCACCCATTGAATTAGATTGATTTGTCATTTTTGGTAAAGTAAATTCAGGTGAAGGTGGTGTCGCAACAGGTTTTTCATCTGTAGATATCTGAGGTGGTGATGGTCCTTGACCAGAGAGTAAAGGTGCATTCATGCCAGTCCCATAGTGTTGTGACTGCATAAATGGTGTTTCCGCAGGGGCATTTTGTAAAGCAGAAGACACGTGAATGTATAATAATACATTCTGAAGAACAATATAAATGATAGGGAAAATTAAGAATATCCAAGCTAGTTCAGTTTTATTGTATTGACATAACCCATACATAGTAACACCAAGAACCAATAAGAATTTTAATTCTTGTGCTGAATATAAATTATATAAATTTTCCATCTTAAGAGTATTGTATCTACCTAATCTTTGTCTAACCATATATACACATATTAATGATAAGACTAATATTACACCATAAATGATAACAGGTGAACACATTTTTGTTGTGAGTAACTCATTTACTTCATTTAACGTTTCCATTTTATATAATACTAAAAATAAAAAAATATAGGAAAAACACAAATTAAGATATAAATTTGATAGTATAAAATTATTTTAAATCATAAATAATAATAAAATGTGTTTCACACATAAAAAAATCCGTGAAAAGCGGAAGATTAAACCTTATAAAGTACATCCTGAACCGAAACAACCCACATTCACCATGGATGAAACTATTAAATGTCAAGGTTGTTTTCAAAGGTTTTCACTTGATCAGATAAAAATTAATTGTGCTGGATGTGATAAATTCTTTCATTGTAAGGTTGCTGGGACTTGTTATGGTGATAATTGTAAAGAAGAAACAAGAGCAGGTAGTCTTCATAGATTATCATGGTGTACGAATTGTGTTCCGAAAATACCTGAGAATGTAGAAAAAAATAATCGTGAAGAACCCTGTATTTGCAATAAATGTCACCCTTGAAATATCATTCAAATCCCCTATATTTATAAATAGTATTCTTAATTCTATCAAATATATTATGACTACATCTTTTTGTTATCATATATGTATTATCTAATGAATTTACTATATGTTTATGAATATTACCTATTTCAATTAAATTAATCACGGTTTCTGTAATATCACATTCAATCTTATTCTTTTTATAGATTTCAATATATTTGTCTATATCAAAATGAGTTAAATTCTCAAGAATATATTTATAAAACCATAAATCTCTATCATCTTCATCAATTCTGAATATTTTTTTTTCGATTTTAAATATTTCATTTAAGAAATCTTCTGTATCCATATAATATCTTAAATTCCATCCTAATTTATGAACCTTAGGATTTAAATTTATATTTTTAGCTATTTGTTCTTGACCATCTATTCTCCAAGATAAATGTTTCATATCAATGTTCTTATTCATATCTTTTAATAACGAATAACTATCTCCTAATTTAGTATTTGAACCTGTAATTTTAGGTAATGTATTTTTCATTAAATCTAAATAATTATTTATTCCATGAAAGATAATATTCCCTTGTGTATCATGACCTCTCCTACCTGCTCGGCCACTCATTTGTAAATAATCGGAAGTTGTATAATCTGGGTCTTTATATCCTGATAGTGCAACACTACGTATGGGTAAATCAATTCCTAAACATAATGTTTTGTCTGAAATCACTATACCAAGTTTCCTTTCACTCATTAGCCTCTGTAAAATCCAATTATAAACATCAGGCATAGATGAAATATATAAACCAATACCACGTTTTAATAGCTGGAAATAAGGATTTTCATAATCAATCGTTAAACCAATTGATTTTTTAATTTCTCTACGAATGCTTCTTATTTCATCTCCACCCATAGGTTCTCCACGACTAAATACATATTCTTGATGTTTTTTAAATACATCAACATCTCTAAAATCTGGATTCTCTAAAAATTCATCTCTTTCTCTGATTAAATTATTCATTGCCATGTCGCAGGTGTCCCCACATTTACCGATACAGCGGGTATAATAATCAGTTATGTCAGAAATATATTTTAGTTTTTGTTGTTTATCAAATTGATTCATTTTTTCACTTTTTTCTGTTTGAGCATCATTTGTTTTGATCTTAATGCTATCTGAATATACTTGTCTCTTTTCTAAGAACTTTTGATAAAGTTCACTTTTCTTTTTAAGAATATCATAATGAAAGGGATAAGATTCATTCTCTCTTTCTTTTAAATCTTTATATAAATCTAAGAATATTTCTTTTGCTACACTTTCTTTTGTATGAAAATATAACATAGGTAAAAGATTTCTTCTTTTACATTCTTTAAAAAGTTTAATAATATCATTTTCTTTTGGTAAATATTCATCTTTTTTATATTTTTGAACGAGACTTTTCATATGTTTTGGATAATTTTTATCAAGCCTAACTAATTCACACTTAATAAATTCTTCATAATCTTTTGTATCATCAAGAGTTAATAATTTGTCTCTTTTAAAATAGTTATCAGGTGATAAATATTCAATCTCATCTTCTAAATCTTCATTTTCAAAGATGTCATAAATATTTTCATAAGTATCTATTAAATCTTTAGGTGTAAAAGGTATTTCTTTAATACTATTAAAGTCTTTATCAAAACAAGCTAAGGGATGAAGAGCATTTAATTGTTCTTTATAAATCCATCTCTGAATATTAATAAATCGTTTTTTATATTCTACATATTCTATTCTTTTCTCCGGATGTATCTTTTGAAAGATATCTTTCAAATAGTCTATATTTTCAATCGTTGCAGATAATGCTAAAAATGAACAATTGAGTAATTTAATAATATTTTCATATTGTATCATATCATTTAAATTATGAATCTCATCAAATACCGCATAGTCAAAATGGGTATATATTTTAGGTAAATATTGTTCAATAACATCAGGTGTTCCAACAAAGATATTAGTATCCTTATTATAAGATAAATGACCCATATTTTCCACTAGATAATGAACACGATAACCCATCTTATTAAAATTAGCACCTACTTGAAATGCTACGGGTTTTGCTGGACAAACATATAATATTCTTTTATGAATAATACCAGTTGCCATCGCTACAAAAGTTTTACCAGATGATGTCGGTGCTCTAACTAGCACAGATTCTCTTTTTTTGATAAGATTAATAACATTTTTTTGCCAATCATCGAGTACATATTCACCTTTATCCCAAAAATTTAATGGAGGTAATAAATCGCTACATTCTTTCATAAGATAACTTTTTACATCATAATCACTTAACTTTTTATCTAAACGCTTTGATATTTTCATATATTTTTCATCATTTATGATATATTCATTTTTACCATATTTCAGACTATAATATAAGATTAATATTTGTGACATATAATCTCTTTTCTTAGATTTTTGTAACTTGATGAAATAATCCAATAAACGAACCTTAAATATTTGTTTAGCTTTTTCTGTTTTAAGATAATTAAATTTTTCCATAAAATTATTTCCATTAATATCCTTAAAAGCATATTCAATTTTCATAAGATCATCTTGAATAAGTTTATTTTCTCTCTTTTTATTTTGTTCCATAATAATTAAATCTTTCTTCTTCATCGGTTTAGGTTTTTTAGGTGCTTTATCAGATAATTTATTAGTTATAATTTTATCATTTGATACTTTATCATTATCAAGAATCATATGTTTTAGATTTGTATTACCCATAGATAAATCGCGAATAAATACATTAAATAAAGAGTTGTTATGAGTTTCCCAAAAGAGTGTTTCCATATCAATAAGTTTTACACTTGATATGTTTAAATAAAAGTATATCAAATTTTAAAAAAAAGTTTAATCAGATTTACCACTACCTCTACTTAAAAATGCAATGACTAAGTTAGTTGCGTGCATGAATAAGAAAGCAAAAACTACTAATACAACAATTGTTTTTATAAATTTTACATTATTCATATTAATCAATGAATTAAAATCTAAATAAGGACTAAAATCTAATGTTATATGAGTAGGTTTATCATATAAATCTGTATATAATCTCTCTAAAAGTAAAGTTGTATTAGATGGAACATTACAGACACGTGTCTCATATTCTTTTGAAATTTTAATAATATTTTTAACTGCTTGTGGTACTAAAGGACCTAATTCATCAACTAATTTATTTATTTTATATCTTTCATCATTATCTGCTTGAATAATATCTATTTTATCATTACCAACAATAGAAAATATCAATGAACCTATCATAAGTGTTTTATCTGCTACACCTGTTTGACAAATAGACTTTCCTAAATTTAATAAATTCATACATTCATTAACATGATGAGATTTCATATTGATAATTTTCCTTATCTTTCTTTTCAGATAATTAATATCAACATTTGTAAATTCTTTAATTGAAGTATAATCAGCGATACGACTTTGTATTTCTAAATCATTGTCACCTGGTGTATGAAGTTTATCATTCACACAAGATTCAAATGCAGAATCATATTGTAAACCTGATAACATATCACTAAAACTATTTAAACTTATTATAGATGGCGTTTCTTCAAATAAATCTTTATTATCTGGATCAACACTTAATCCCAATAAATTAGCATCTTGTTGTTTTTGAAACCATGTAGGTGCGCCTGGTGCACCTGGTTCTTGAAAACCACTTTCATTATCATCATTAACATTACACATTTCATATAAACCAGTGTTAATTAAATAATTACGTGTACCAACATCAGGATTATTTTCTTCTCCCTCTTCATCTAAACAAGAATTACATCTACTATTCATTATATATGTTGGTCCTTTATCTGAATCATTTTCATTTTTAGTAGCACAAATATTAAAACATGTAAGATTAAAATCTTCTTTACCATATTGCTCATCTCGGGGTGCTCCACCAAAAGGATTAATAAAAGCCCGATAACTCATATCCAAATCACCTGTATCGGGATTATAGTTTGGACAACTTTCTCTTGTTCCATCAAATACCATATTATATTTAAGATATATTTTATTTATCTAATAAATATTATGAAAGAAAAACACGATATAATATCTAAAAGTAATAATGCGTGTATTATAAAACCTCAAATACCTTGTAAAAATAGAAAAAAGAAGAACAAAAAAGAAAGTATAACAAAAATATTATTAACGGAAGATATAAATGAATTTAAAATTAATAATTTAGTTCGAAAAATAAAAGATAATAAAAAATGGACTTTATTATGGGATGATATGTGTATTTCAGAAGATTACAATAGTTTATTAAAATATAACAATATAAATAATTGTTTTGATGAAGATTCAATTCAAAATCATTATTTTTTACTTCAAGGGGTTTATGGGGGATTATCTTTAGATAAATATATAAATAACTATCTAACAGATAGTATTCTGACAAATAAAGATAGATTTATAAAAACATTTAAGAAAATATTTAAATTATTAAAGAATGTATTTTACGGGTTAACACAATTATCAAAAAATAATATTTGTCATCTTGATATAGCATCCAAGAATATAATTATTAAAAATAATAAAACATACATAATAGATTATGATATATCAGTATTGGTAGATAAAGACATAGATAATAGTCGTATTTTAAATAGAATGATAAATGAATATAATATTCCTAGAATATATGAAACATATCCCATAGAATTTATTTATTATCCTCTAATGGAAAGAAAAGAAATATTAAGAGAATTAGAATTAATAGATAATAATATAAATATATTAGGTTATTATGAATTTTATAAAATTATAAATGATTTTTTTGATATAAATACAAGAGACTTAAGATATAATCTTTTAGAAGAAAAATTAAGAAATTCACATTATCAAAATTTTGATGATTTATTAAAAAAACTTGATGTTTATTCATTAGCATCAATGATTATGATATTATTTATAGATGCTTGTAATGATAAAAATATAGATATAAATATTGTTTTACAGCATATGAAAGATCCTGAATTAAATGAATATATGATATTATTAAAAGATATGTTAACTTTTGATTATAAAAATAGACCTGATATGAAAATAATTTATAAAAGATATTTAAATTTGATTCGAGATAAAAGAAAAACAAAAAATAAGAAAAAATAAAATGCTTGATTATTACGGATCAATCGTTAAATCTGAACAAGAAATTGATAAAGAATTAATTGAAACATTCAAAGATAGATGTTATGAATCATATATGAAAAAAATTATTTCGGACTTAAGAAGAGAAGAAGTCTTACGTAAAGAATATTCAGTTTCCGGATGGATGGTCTTTGATAGTAAAATAATTTATGATATTATAAAATCACAATTAAACAATGAATTAAATAAATCTGAAAAAAAATTAAAACTCACTTATTGTTATAATATATTATTCTCTGATAAAGATGTATGTAAAATGATATGCGATAAGATATAAATTTAACTCAAAAATCCAGCGTCCATTTTGGCATTTTCCCCAATACCTTCAACTTCTTTCCATCTTCCTACATAAGGAGCAATTAATTTATTACATACTTGATCATTTAATATTTCTAGAACTTGTATTTGTCTGTATTTATTTTCACCACAATTATCATGTGCGCCGAAGGCTCTGCTCATTCCAACATCAATTCTCCATAATCTATCGCCATAAAGTGAATTCATATATTTATTTTCCATAAATTGAGGAGTATGAGCAACAACGATTCTTTCTAAAGGTTCCATTAATCTATTTCTAGAATTGATAATTCTTAAGAGTTCATTATAACCTTTTTCGGTATTTTCGCCATAACCATCATCCTCAGAATATAATCTACACCAAAATGGAGACATATCATCATCATCTCTAAAAACTTCATCGAATATTTTATCTTGTCTTTCATCACCTTGTTTTAATAACCATTTTTGAACGATTTGATTTAATTCATGGATACTATACTTACTCATTAATTTATGACTAACACCACCATGAACAAATAAATTTTTACCTATAATTGTAATACTTTTTTTTTGTATTGCATAATGTTTCGCTATATTACCTCCTCTTTCAAAAACTTTTAATCTATGATAATAACCATAAGGATAACCATCATCAGTATATTTCCTATTTCTTTCATTTGGAGGAACGAATTCTAAAAATTCTTGAGGAGATACGTATCTAAAATCTCTATCAACATTCATTAATTCATGATTACCTAACATACCTAATACTCTTCCACCACATTTTTTAGCCATTACATCTAATTTTTGAAATATCTGAATAATCATCATATTATTACCTTCATCTTCGGTAACATCGTCCAAATCTTCAATACAATTTAGTTTCCAATTATCAGGTCTACATCTATCAATTTGGTCTCCTAATTGAATTACCCATGTATCTCCACCACACCAAGAAATATCTTTTACATTATAAGGATATATATTTTGCGGAATAACTTTAGCTAATCTAAGTGAAGTTAAAGTTACAGCAAGGTCCCCATGTAAATCCCCGATAGCAATAAGTCTCCTTACTTTGGGATACATACCAATTTGGTCATATTTATCCATATTTGGATCCTGTTTTATTGCTTTATTTATTTCATTTTGACCTGAATTATAAAAAGTTTTAGCCTGATGTTCTTCCTTTGCTATAATTTTTTCTTGTGTTGTGAAAGGTTCTGACATTCTACGATCTCTGTTTATAGATGGTTGGGGAGGAGATGTAGCTGGATTATTTGTTTTTTGTATATTTAAAGGTTGTGAGGTACTACGCTTTAAACCAGGTGTCGCGCTATTTGGACTTATATTTTTTGTAGAAGATTGATTCATACTAATATTAGGTGAAGAATGTCTTCTTTGTCTATATGTTTGTTTTTTATATTGAACCCATTTATTGATTTCGCCGATAACTTGGTTTCTTGTATGATTTTTAAATTCATTGCTTTGAATTATATTATATTTTATACATATCTCAGCAATTTCTTTATCTGATAATTTTGTAATATTTATATCCATAATAAAATTATTAATATTTCATCTTTAACTTTTAAACTAATTTAAAATGTTTTATCAGTAATTTTATATAAAATTCTAAGATCATTTAATAAATTATCTACACCTTCAATCAACATATTAAACATATTATTAATTTTACTTAATTCATCTCCAACTACTAATTTATGTGTTGGATTTAGAGATACGATAAATAATATTTTATCTTCTAGAGGATGAGGTTTTTTATATCCTAAAAGATTAATAATCGTTTTATTATTAATTTGATATCTCATCATGTGACTTTGATATAAATTACCTAATGTATGTGATTCATTCTCAACTTCAATATGATAAATATTTTCTTTATATTCTTCTAAAGAAATAGTTGTTTCAGAATCTTTTAAATATTGAATCATCTGTACTTTAAAATTTTCAAATTTTTCAATGAGAATTTTATTTGCTACTTTTAATAATTGAGAACTATCATAGTAATTACAACTTTTTATACTAAAATCATATACATTAGGTTCATCATATTTATCTCTATGAAAATATCTTTCAGATTCTTTTAGTTTAAATTTCCTAGAAAAACTTTCAATATTTTCTTTGTCTATATTTTCTATTTTAATTTTATCTCTTAAAACATCATCAACTAATTTATCATCTATTTTAAATGAATAGGTACTTTGAGATACACTCTGAAATTTAGCATCTTCATAACCATATCCTACAGAGGGAGAACCATAAAAATGTATTTCTTGATATGTATCTTCAGTATTAGTTTTTTTTAATTCAGTGATTAAGCAATAATTTTTATTTCCTCTAAATTCAAAAGGTCTAAATATTTTATCTTTTTCTTTCTGTGATAATGGTTTATCTAAATTATAATTATCTATATCAATTTTACTTAATTTATCTCTGATAACACGTTCATCTTCGGGTGATAAATCATATGATTCATCAAATAGTTTTTCTAGACGTTCACTTAAACCTTCATTTAATGGATAAATATTTATATCATTCATTGTTACAAATTTAAAAGGTTCTGTACCATCATGTTTAATTTTACATTCAAATAAATGATTTCTCATATAATTTTCAGGATTGATATATAATGGCATATATGATATCCTGTGTGTTAACATTTCATTATGTAAAGATGAATTATTAGTTACCATTATTAAATCACTTCCTTCTCCTGTAGGAGTTATATTAAAACCTATTGTGGGGATATCTGTTAAAAGAGTTCTACGAATAGCATTTGCTAAAGATTTATCAAAACCATAATCATCATCACCTGAAAGTACGAATCTTAGTTCGCCATCTTCAACGCGAATATCAGAATATTTAGGTGTAAATTTTAATGTTTCACTCATTATAGTATTTTATTTATTTTAATTAGAATATTATTTTTAAATAATCAAATTTTTAATAAAACTATAAATATAAATGGTTAAGAAAACACAAAAAAAGGGTGGTTGTGGCAAAGGAGGTGGTTGTGGTAAAGGAGGTGGTTGTGGTAAAGGAGGTGGTTGTGGTAAAGGAGGGGGTCAACAGCAGAAAACATCTAAAAAAGATAAGACTCTAAGAAATAAATACAAAAAAATATCTAAAATAGATTGTGCTAAAAAATATCCAAAGTCTAGAGATAAAACATTAAAATGTTTGGATCAAAAAGTGAAAGATTTAAAATCATTAGAAAGTGAATATAAAAAAGAAATGAAACTTCTTAAAAAAGAAATAAAAGATTATGAAGAAATGATGAATATTTTTATGAAAGAAGCAGCAAAATGTCAAAAACATAGTCCAAATCTAAACAAAGTAAAAAAATGTGCCGAAGAAGTAGGTAAAAAATATAGCCACATTTTTAAAGATAATAAAGAACTATCACAGATATATACTGATAATTTAAGAGATAAATTACATAGAATGATTGATCATACCCAAAAAGTAGATTTAGGGGAACTAGGTAAATTAAATGTATAATATATATATAATAAATGGTTAAGAAAAGAACCTTTAGAAAATCTAAAAAGAATAATAATTCAGCATATTTTGAATATAAAAGTGGTAATTCAAGGAAATTTTGGAGAATTGTTAAAAATGGTACTAAAATAAAGACTCATTATGGTAGAATAGGAACTTTAGGTCAAATGACTACTAAAGATTATGATATAAAAGCGGATATAGAATATGATAAATTAATCCAATCTAAAAAGAAGAAAGGTTATGTTGAAAGACATGATTTCGGTGATAAGAATCCTAAACCACCATCTAGTATAAAAAGAGAATATATGAAAATA